TGCGGTACTGCTCACGGGAGAACACGGGCTCCGCGTAGCAGTGGCAGTTGTCGTGGTACTTGTCACCGTCGCCGTAGGTGGCGCTGCTCTCTGAGCGGTAGACAGGTCCACGCGAGATCAACATCGCGCACCACCCGCAAGGGGTACCGGTACGCGAGAGTCGGATGTAGCCGATGGCTCGCTTGTCCTTCTGAGCGTGGTTCCAGACCGTCGAGCGCCCGCCGTTCATGGCGATGCGCTCCGCAGCCGCAGCCTGTCGAGCACCAGCTTCGGCATGGGCCTGAGCGCGGAGCCTGTCCACGTCCTTGGCCGGTGCCTCGGGGTCGATGTTGCGGAGCTTCTTGTCGAGGTTGTTGGCACCGAGCTGCTGAAGCATCTCCTTCAGCTCAGCCTCTGCCTCGCGCTCGATCCGTTCCTCGTCCTCCTTCAGCCGCGCCAGCTCCTCGACCAAGATGCGGTCAGCCGCTGCGTCCTCGGAACCTTGGTCCGCAGGAGCGTCAGGGCTGCCATCCTTGGGGGGCTGGGCAGGCTGTGAGTCGGAGCTGGTCTCCTTGGTAGGGGCCGACTCTGATCGGCCCTCCTGGGGCTTCTCAGCGTCCCCGGTGAGGGAGGCGAACTCGCGACGTAGGACGTCGAGCGTCACGTAGGTGGGCTCGGGGTGGTACGGATCTGCGACGGTCGTGCCGGTACGCAGTGCGCGTGCCAGCCGGTAGTACGCCCTGGCCAAGTCGCGGCTCATGCGCCGCCTGCCCATCACCATCGTGATGGCCTTCTTCAGCCAGGAGCTGGAGGTCGAGGCCCGCGCGTTGACGGGGACCTCGGCCCACAGCTTCAGAGCTTCCTCGACCGTGCCCACACCGATCTGGGTGAGCGCGACTTGGAAGGCGACGCTTGCCTTCTCGGCCTCGTTGGCGCGAGAGGCAGGCGTCATCCGGTGGCCACCTCCGGTGTCGCCGCAACAGGTACGGGATCAGGGGTGGCACGGGTGATCGACGTCGCGAGCTGACCGATCGGGTCATCGTCCTCGCGCATCGACTCCCAGTCTTCGAGCTCGGTCTGGGTGACACCCGGCACGCGCTTCCAGAGACCACGGGCAGGGATGCCCAACTGCTCCTTCAGCTTGCCGAGAGCGTCAGCGGCCTGAGCCAGCGAACGCTGCTCCATGTCGCGCCAGATGACCTCGCCTGCAAGGTCTTCCGCCGACGTGATGTCGCCGTCCATCTCGCCAGCCAGGCGCATCACGCGCTCCCAGCTCTCACCGAAGGACGCCCGGAACTCTGCGATCTTGCGCGACAGCGCAGTCTCGGCAGCGAGCAGAGCCTCAGCAGAGAGGTTCGCGATCTGACCCAGCAGGTGATGCGGCGGCGTCTGAGACACAGCCGCGAGGTGGCGGATGCTCATGTCGACGGACTCGATGAGACCGCTCAGTGGACCGCCCGGCAGAGAACCGAACTTGACGTCCGAGTCCTCAGCGAACAGGAAGCGCCGAGCGTTGTGGTTCATCGGGATCGCCTTGGGCTGACCCTGCTCGTCAAGGACGGGATCACCGGTCTCGGGATCACGCTCGATGGGCGGGGCCATGCCGGTCGCGAAGCGCACCTCATGCGAGGTGTACGTCTGTGCGACGAGCAGGTCGAAGATGGTCTGGTTGATGCGGTTCTGGAGGGCGATCATCGGCTCGATCACGCCGATGGTGCGACCTTCGAGGTCGACCTGCGCAGCGAACCGGGTGACCGGACACTCGGTAGCACCGTGGCGCTTGGCACCACTGACCGAGATCCCGTCCGTCAGGGACTTGAAGGACACCGCGTACTCGGACTTGCCGTCGAACAGGCGAGCCTTGCCGGGCTGGTCGTCCTTGGCCCACTGCGTGACGGTCAGCGCCGCGTAGGGCGTGTCGTCGTTCGCTGGGTCCTCGAACAGGGCAGCCGTCCGCATGGCCGACAGGCCCTTGGTGATGACGCCCTTCTTGGTCTTCTCGGTCAGCGTGAAGCTGTGACCGAAGGCAAGCGCGCCCCGGTAGACCGCAGCCTGTCGAGCGTCCAGTCGTGAACGCTGCCAGTGCTGCCACTCAGGGGACGTGGACTCGGGCTGGGGCGGCAGGGCGGAGTCCCCGCCAGAGCCGCGCCGGAAGCCATCCACGTACAGCGCCTGAGCCGGTGTGCCGACCAGCAGGGGCATCCAGTTGGACACCGCCCGCTTGGCCAGGAGCCGGTACTCGTCATCCGCCTGGGGCGGCATGTAGGGGTCGTCGTGCTTGCCCTGGTTGTAGGCGTCGATGCGCCGAAGCCGGTCGCCGTCCCGATGAAGGATGGCGAGGAGCTGCTTGGCGAGCGACGCGGGCGTAGTGTCGGCCACTGCCTCACCGTCCTTCCGTTGGTCTCACAGTCACAGGAAGTACCCGCGACCGGTCTTCTTCTTGATCTTCTTGCCGCGAGCTCGCAGCTCCATCAGCGCCTCATGCGCGAGGAGCAGAGCCGCGTAGGCGTCGACCTTGCGCGGGGAGTCCTTCGACTCCTTGCGGAAGCTGACGCCGTAGTTGTTCGTCGCCCGGCGCGCGTTGAGCGCGTGACGACGCAGGGTCAGGTCACCGTCGTGGGTGAGCTTCTTGTCGAAGACCGACCGCATCAGGCGCTCATGCGCCATGGTCGAGGTCTTCTGCGAGGAGCGCATGTCCCACCCGATCGAGTCCTTGCCGAGCGGCGAGCGCACCGCCAGGCCCTCGCCGTAGTGGTCATCCCACTCGGAGATGTACGACTCCCACAGGGCAACGTCAGCGAAGAAGCCCTGCACCGAGAAGGTGCCGAAGGCGTCATGCACTGCGCTGTCCACAGCGGCGCGAGGAACGATCCAGCCGTCACCGGCCTGACCGTCTGGCTTCTCCCAGATCCCGAGGACGAAGGCTGTCATGTCGGCGATGCGCAGTGCCACCAGGGCAGTCGCGTCGTCCGTCTTGCCACCGTCGAAGCCGAGGACGATCTCGTCGCCAGGACGCAGAGTCTTCGACTCGTCGCGGAGGACGTCCCACTCGGCAGGGCCGTAGAGGGCATCTTCCTCAGCCACGATCTGGTTGAGCCACATCCGTCGAGAGCGCGACGCAGAGAGCGTCGTGTCCAGGACGGACTGGATGATCGTCTCCACCTGGAGCCAGACAGCGTCACCCCGGATCTTCGGGAGGACGATGCGCAGAGCTTCGGGGGAGAGCGGTGTCTTGGGGTGCGCTTCGAGGCTGTCGTACATGAAGCCGATGTCGAGGGCGCGGCCCTCGCGGATCTTCTCGAACGCCTCGCGCATCCGTTCTGCCACTGAGTCTTCGCCGGGCAGGTAGGCGTTGGTGATCGCCAGGTAGCGCGAGTCCTTCTTGGTTGCGTTACCGTCGATCGTCTCGTACATCTTGTCGCCGTTGTTCCCTCGTACCCAGTGATGGGTCTCGTTGAGAACGACGAAGGTGGACCGGCCACCTTCAAGAGCACGGAAGCTGGACGTCACGGCTTCGAGGCGCTGCCGCCCACCGTTCGCACGGATGAGCTCAGCACCGGCCTTGATGCCGAACGTGTTGATGAAGTGGTCCGACATGAGCGACGGGAACAGGGTCATCGTGTTCCGCGTCTGGTCGCGGCTGACTGCCGCTACCTGGACCCAGGCTTGGGGGTGAGGTACGCCGACAGGCTCACCGTTCGCATCCCAGTGTGAGAAGCGCGACGGCCCAACGAACTCGACCAGGCACATCACCGCGAGGAGGGGGTCCTTGCCCCAGCCCTTCAGTCGCTGAAGGACGCCCTTGCGGTTGATGAACCGACCGTTCTTGTCGACGGCGTACCAGTGGAGGATGAAGCGAAGCTGCTCCCTGGTGAACTTCCAGGGACCGCCAGTCTCGGAGCGCAGGTACTCGGCGCACCAACCGGCGATCTGCCAGCCGAGCGTCTTCTCCGGGAGAAGCCAGGAACCGTCGTCCTTCTTCAGCCACGTCGGGCCAAGGAAGATGGGTTCGAGAGCGTCGATCTCCTCGGGAGACAACGTCGATGACGTGGCCATGGGCTCACCTCCAGTTACTCGGCGAGCCCCAGCTCCTGTCGGTAGTCAGCGATGGCGACAACCGAGGCGGTGTCGCCTTCCTGCTCGGGCTCATGAAGTTCGATGCGGACGCGACGTCGGTCGCCCTCCGCTACGAGCAGCCGCTCGAAGCTGGAGTAGATGGTCTGGAGCATCTGGCCGCTGCGCTTGCCCGACTTCTTGTAGACCGAGAGGTCTTCGCACAGCGAGTAGGCGAACGCCCAGTCGCTGTTCTGGTAGAAGTCGGACTGGCCGGACGTCTTCAGGGAGTCCCAGAGACGCCGGGCGATGGGGTGCCACTCTCGATCCGCGTTCGGGATCTTGGTGGGCCGCATCTCGCCCTTGGTGACGGGCTGAACGTCCGAGCCCTTGCGCTCTCGGGGGCGAGCCAGGTCAGACTCACGGTTGGGTACGGGGCCGGGCACTGGCTCTCACCTCCTACTTGCTACCGATGCCGTGCACGTAGCCCTTCTGGGCCACGAAGTCGTTGACGTCGTCGTTGAGGCAGCGCCCCTCGACGTCGTGCAGGATGCCGACGTAGCGACCCAGGGTCTGGGCCTCCTTGTCGGCGCGAGTCCGGATGGTGGTGACCACGAAGGGCCACTCGTCACCGTCCGGGTCGTTCTCGTTCAGCCAGTCCAGGACGAACTGGTGGGTCTCAGCTCCACCGGGCTGCTTCAGCTCGGGGGCGAAGGTTCCGTACAGGCGCAGGTTCAGGGTCTTCGTGTCACCGAAGCCCTGGTCGAGCCGCACCCGCAGCGTGTCGCCGTCGTGTGCGTCCTCGACGTGAGCTCTGCGGTCCCACATCAGAACATGCCGCCCGTCAGGAAGTGCACGGACAGCCACGCCATGAAGGCGAGCAGCACGAAGCGACGCAGCCGAACCCAGCCCGTGGGCTGACCTTGCTTCGTCGCTGTGCGCTGGGTGGAGAACCACTTCCAGACGTGCTCACTGAGGGTGTCGCCCTCGGTCTTGTTGAACAGGGCCTTGCCCTCGATGACACAGAAGGCCGCAAGCCAGCCGAGCCACAGGTAGGTCCAGACGGACACGCGGTCTCCCTTCGTACATCCGGCTCTCATGCCGGGAAGTCGACCCCCTGGTTGATGCCAGGGGGGAGGCGTCGCGCTCAACCCAGGAGAGGAGGTCTGGGGAGCGCGACGCCAAGCACCAGCTCGACCCGGAGAGGAGGACGGGGAGCTGGTGCGTACCTCACAGGAGACCGGGGTGATCCTCGGTCCGCCTGAACTTGCGATCCTGACGACGCCGGTTCGCCTGAGCTGCCCGGCCACCCTCTGCGCTTGACTTCTTCTGGTGATGCCAGGCGCACAGGGAGCGAAGGTTCTCGGGGGAGTGGTCGTCGCCAGGGTTGATGTGGTCCACGTCGGTTGCGAGATCGACACATCTGATGCCGTAGTCGTCTCGGTGAGTGCATGTGTGGTCGTCTCGCCGAAGCACGCGCGCGCGGATCTTGAACCAGTCCGGGGGAAGTCGGTCCCTCCGGTCACTGTTCTGCCATCCGCTCACGCGCACCTCCCGACGTGGAAGTTGAGGCCCCCGACGACGTCCTCACCGAAGGGTGAGCTGCCATGAGCTGTCGACTCGGGGGCTGTCTGTGTCTCTCTCGCGCAGGCGTACTTGTACTTGCACTTCGTACTTGTACTTCGCAAGACGTCTTCATCAGGTCAGCCCCCGCCAGGGGGCTTGAAGCCTTCAAGTACGCCTTGCCGCAAACGCCTACACTCTATATACGGGGTAGGCACTGGGTACGTTGCAGGCTTCTTCGTGTGACCACGGTCACACTTGCACAGTGAGGTTCGACGGCGAGAGGAAGTAGGGGGCGGAGCCCCCACCTGTCGTAGACACGCGACGGCGAAGGACTCAGCGAGCGAAGCGAGCTGTGTCCGGGCTGACGCCCGGCAGTGAACGTAGACGGCTGAGCGTCAAGCCTCGTCATCGTCTGGCAGCTCGGGGATCTCTTGCAGCACGGTGACGCTGTGCAGCTCCTGGAGAGCCTGGGAGACCTCGTCTGGACCGGGAGGCTCAGCGATCCCTGGAAGGGGCAGAGCAAGCTGCTCAGGTACCGGGATGACCTCGGCCCCGAGTAGGTCCTGGAGGAGGCGGAGCGGATCGCTCACGGCGCTCACGGTACGCTGGCCCCATGGAGGAGACCACAGCACAGGAGACGGGGCGGCGCTTCGCCGAGCAGATGCTGGGCGTGACGCTCGAAGACCGGGAGCCAGACCCCGGCACACCTCTCGCCGCCGTCCGTGAGTTCTGCCGGATGTACGGGGAGGATGCCCTCACTCCTGATCACTGGGATGACGCTCGGGCTGGACGCCCTCTGCTCCCTTCATCTCGCCGCTGACCTGGGATAACGATGGTGCAACGGCCTCTGTGAGCGCCAGCTCCCCTCCACCCTGATCGACCTTGGAACCGTGGCGCGATCTCAGCGGCT